ATACGAAACTGGTATGAATCCATATAGTGGCTTCTTTGACTTGATCGAAAAGAAAGAGTTGATTAAGAAAGAAGGCAATCGTTATGCATACACTGACTTGAATGGCGAAGTTCATAAGTATTTCCGCAAAGAGTGGAATAGAAATGAAAACGGCATCATGGATCTAGTGATGGAGGAGTTTGCCGAAAAAACCAAACCTGTGATAAGTAATTCTGTAGATACTGATGAAGGAGAACCTACGGAATGAGTTTAAGTTTAGTAGCAGAAGTCTGGGAAGCGTTACAAACGCATATTGATTTCAATGAACGAAGCGATGCCGCGGACACATTGGTAACATACTTGATTGAAAACAACTATGAAGTTGATGATATCAAAGATGCTTTCAATGACAAGGCCATCAACAAAGCATTGAAGGGATATGCGGAAGAACACTTCCAAGAAGACGACTACGAAGAATACGAAGAAGACACAGACGAAGACGATTGGAATTAAATGGCAATATGGTACTCACAAATTACTTCTAACTTAGGAGTAATTCCAGACTTTATTAGTTACTATGAGACTGAATTGATTCAGGCAAAGAGTGAGGTTAAAGTCATCGGAAACGTTGAGAAAAACATTGCGGCCATTCCTGGCGTGACCGAGCACCGCTTTAATCAACTACAAGAGATTGAAGCGGTTCTCCAATATCTTAACTTGCAACTACGCAAGATTCGCCGAAAGCATTTTCAAAAATATTTAGAAGCGTATAATCGAGCATTAACAGACCGTACTGCCGAGAAGTATGTCGATGGTGAAGACGAAGTTATTGATATGGAAACAATCATTAACGAAGTGGCACTATTACGCAATAGATGGTTAGGTGTAATGAAGGGTCTTGAAGCCAAGCAATGGCAGATGGGACACATTGTTAGACTGAGAACGGCGGGTATGGAAGATATCACGATAGGATAACATGGCTACAATCAATCTACAAAATCCAAACACAGCATCAAACAGCATCACTATCAATGGTGCTCAACTAATGCAGAGTATGGGGGCAAGCTCTACAGCAAGTGTTTCAATCAGTCCATTCTCTAATATCTCTCATGTCTCTAATCTCTCACCAGGACTATCTACTATCTCGTTGGATTCATATTCATTTTGGGATAATCCTAATGTAAAGAAGTATGAGGTTATCGAGTCAACCGAAGACTTAATGGCGTTGAGTACAACTTGGCATCGTATCAGAATGGCCCGTACACCTGAAAACCAAGGTACTGTTTTCCCTAGTACTCTGATAGATAAAGTGTTATTTCCTGAAGTCACTAGCGAGGACAGAGAACTTGCAGGTAAAGTCAGAGATTACTATAGCAAGAAAATCATGATGTACAAACTCAAGGGACAAGAGTTGACCAACTTTCAACGTGATATGAATGAATTCATTCACTCTGATGGTCTACGTTTCCAAGAGAAAATGATTCCTCTTGTTTATAGCTTGCCAGGTTTTTATGTGAATGATGTTGCATTTGATGCAATGGCATCAGAGCATAACACCAAAATCGAGACACTTGGGATTAATAACACTAAACGATTAAATCTCATTGAAGTTCATGATGCGGGTAGACGAGGCCGTAAGTCTAAAGAATACTGGTTCAGTGATGAATCTAAACATTTAGTTAAGATGGCAATTCAGGCGGATAACCCACTCCTCACTTTGCTTGACAGATTCACACAGGATCAGATTACAGTCAATGGAATGTTCACGAAGTTATCACGTGACGACCGAGACTATTTTATGGTGTCTAAGTTTAAATTCATTTGACACTGAATCAAATTGGACATATAATACACTCAATGTTTAACACAACGGAGAGTGAAATGTCTGATACGATCATCACAACAGCAGAGTGCCAGTACAACAAAGCTACTGGCACTCTCGTTAAGCCCCATAACGAACGTTTCCCTAACGAAGTCTTTGTTATTAGCAAAGTCACTGGTCGTACTGTTCGCTTTATTCCTATTCACATGAGTCATCCACTGTATTGCGAAGATCAATGGGACGGTGAGCAACAAATCTATCAACCTTGTGCAGATGAAGCGTACACTAACGCTAAAGTTCTGGTTCTTCATCACTTTTAATCGAGAGTCTTATATGTCTGAAACCATTGCATATATCGTTATTGCAGTAGTATTGTTGTTTGCCACCGCCGGTCTTAATTCTTGCACAAACGACATGGCTAAAACCAGATGTGAGGCAAAAGGCGGCGAGTTCTACAAGGCAGTAGACGCTGGTCACAGTCTTTGCAAACTTCCTCAAAAAGAAAATTAAATTTCGGTTGACATTGGATCATTTTGGACATATAATTCATCCATCGATTCAACAGAACCGGAGCTAAAAATGGAACTCACAATTGGCACTCACATTCGTTACACCTCTGCCGCAGGCACACGTAACGCAGTGATTGAAAAAATCAAAGTTGGTCCTACTGCAAAACCAGGCTTCATGAACACTTGGCTCACACTGCGAATCCCTGTTCAACAGGGTGTCAAGTTCGAAACTCACGTTCAAATTCCAGCTGATAACAATTCTGTTAAAGCATTTCGTATCCAAGCAATCTAACTAAGGTAATCAAAATGGCAAAACCTAAAGTCGAACCTATCAAGGTTGAAATCGTAATCACCGCAAAGCGAGTCAAGGAATTTGCATTAGAACGTGCAAATAATCTTTTTGAAGAATTCGATCATGGTGTTCTGAAAAAGTTGGGATACAAGAATCGACAAGCACTTGCAGATGTTATTGTACAAGATCCTAAGTTTCTTGAGGCAATTGCCAACAGTGCAAAAACTATCTACGAAGACAATGATGATTATTTGTACGATTTGGTGTATGATTCGAATGTACCAGTACTCAATAAACTATGGAGTGACGCTGAAAAAATGCAAAGCTCAATGGATGACGAAGTTCATGAGGAACGTAGAATGCGTGAAGAAGCTGATCAAATCAAGCGTTCACTGAAAGTACTTGAAATGGCAGGTTTTAAAGTAACTCCGCCTAAAATGGTTGACAACAAATAAGTTTAGTCATATAATAGATTCATTCTTTAACACACACAGGAAATCAAATGATTCTGTCAAACACTCCTCAGAACGAAGCAATCATGTCCAACGTCGGCGAGATTGGCGAGTTTCGTATTCGTAACAGTGCAAAAGCATTCTCGATTTTGTCTAGCGGTCTGTACGCTAACAAAGTTCGTGCCATCATTCGTGAATTGTCTTGCAATGCGATTGACTCTCACGTTGCCGCAAAGAATCTGGACACTCCGTTCGATGTTCATCTGCCCAACGCACTCGAACCATGGTTCTCTATTCGCGATTATGGCACAGGTCTGACACATGAACAAGTCACCCAAATCTACACCACTTACTTTGAAAGTACTAAAACAGCGTCCAATGAATTCATCGGTGCGCTTGGTCTGGGATCCAAATCTCCTTTCTCTTACACCGATAACTTCACCGTTACAGCGGTTAAAGATGGCATTAAGGGTGTTTACACTGCCTTCATCAACGAAGCAGGTGTCCCGTCCATCGCTAAAATGATGGACGAAAAGACTACTGATCCGAGTGGTGTTGAAGTTCGATTTGCTGTTGAAGATCGGTATGACTTCGGCAAGTTCCGTGACGAAGCTCGTCATGTGTACAAATATTTCAAGAATCGTCCTGTGGTGACTGGCAATGCTGATTTCAATTTCAGTGAGCCTTCCTACAAAGACAAGGATATCGTTCCTGGCATTCACTCCACTGAAGGTCGTTACGAGAGCATGGCAATCATGGGTAATATTGCCTATCCGATTGACATTCCTCGTGCTGACACGACTCTTGGTCATCTGAGTACTCTCCTGAATTGTGGTCTGGTTATCGAATTTGGTATCGGCGAACTGGACTTCCAAGCAAGTCGGGAAGGTCTGAGCTACATTCCTCAGACAATCAATTCGATCAAGAAAAAGCTGGAGCAACTGAACGGCCAGCTGGCAATTCACATTGCACAAGAAGCCGACAAGATTGAAAACTTGTGGGAACGTGCCGTTTATCTTTACAAACAGAAAGATGAAACTCTGTGGAATGCCGCAGTTGTTAAGTATGTTACTGACACTAAGTTCCCTCTGTTGGACGTTACATGTCCTCGTTATGAATCGATGAAGTTGTTCAAGTTGAACGTCAAGGATCTGGCATCTAAGTACAACATTTCCCTGCGTGGCTTCACCAAATCTCGCGGTGTTGCAACTTGTTCTAACATCAAGGTTCATGGTAGCTACGTTACCGCATCCAACAACGCTCCTTCTACATATGTTGAAGAATGGCAGATTCGTGTCAGTGATGATACTTACTTTGTGTTTAACGACACCAAGATCGGCGCTAGCGAACGTGCTAAGGCACACTGGAAGAATAATTCTTTCAATCACTACCAGTCTGTTGTGTATATCATCGAAGCTGTTGACAAGACCAAGCCGGTTAAGCTGGATGCCTTCTACAAGGCAATTGTCAATCCGCCCGTATCGCATCGTATGAAGGCTAGTGATCTGGATGAGGTTGAACGTGCATCTGGCATGGGCAAGAACGTGACTATCATGTGCTTGCAAGAAACCACTCGCGGTGGCTACTGGTCTCGACGTACCGAAACGGTGTGGCGTGATGCAGGTAAGGCTGATTCTTTTGACAAGAAGAAAAAGTACTACTACTTGCCTCTGAGTGGCTATCAATGCACTGGGCTGGTGTCCGATGCTAAAGTGCTTGCCCATCAATTGAAGCAGTCTGGTGTATTCACCGACACTATCTATGGTGTTCGTAAGGCAGATCAAGAATGGGTTAAGTTGCAGAAAAACTGGATCAACTTGGACACTCATATCAAAACTGAATTGTCCAAGATGAAGACCACTGATGTGATGGGTTTGGTCAAGAAAGCTATTGACTTTACTGAACTGTATCAGTATAATGCCACTAAGCACGTTACTGATATTAACAGCCCGTACATCAAGTTGTTCAACGTTTTCAAAGACGTTAAGATTACGGATGAATCTGGACGTTCTTCACTGGAGTACTTGTGCCGTGCGTATTCGGTCAGCACTAAAAATAATGTTGATCCTAGCGCATTGATCACGCAGTACACTAAAGAAGTTGAGGCTATTAAACAGCGTTACCCGCTGATTAAGAACCTTAGTAAGTACAGTACCGAAGGTGCTGATTTGGCCGAGTATATTAATTTGATTGACACACAGAAAGGTGTTTAAAATGAGCTATCCGTTTATCGTTCAAGGTAACAACATTACCGTCGTCATCGGCAATAAGCCGCATACGATTTCTAAGTCTCACATCACTTATAACAAAGTGCTGGAAGCTATCAAAGCCCAAGATTGGGATTTGGTGAAGAATATCATCGAGCCTGTTAAGGTTGTCTTGAACTACGGTCAAGGCCACGTTTCAGTCAAGGGTGAAACTCTGTACTGGAAGGGTAAAGAAATGCACAATGCGTTGTCTACCCGAATGATTGCAATGTTGCAAGATGGTTTCCCCATCGAGCCGCTGGTTAGCTTCATGGAAAACTTGATGACTAACCCAAGCAAACGTGCAGTTGATGAACTGTATGGCTTCTTGGAAAAGAACAACTTGCCAATCACTCCTGATGGTCACTTCTTGGCATACAAAAAAATCCGTCGTGATTACAAAGACATTCACTCCGGTACAATGGATAACTCTGTTGGTAAGATTGTCGAAATGGCACGTAACGAAGTTGATGACAACAAGGATCAAACTTGCTCCACTGGTCTCCACTTCTGTAGCGAAAGCTATCTGCAACACTTCGGTGGTTCTGACAGCCGTGTGGTGATTCTCAAGATCAACCCAGCTGATGTGGTCTCTATCCCTAGCGACTACAACAACAGCAAAGGTCGTGCATGTCGTTACGAAGTTATCGGTGAAATCGGTAACAACCCAGACGATGCGGTTGAGTTTGACAAGCCAGTGCAAACTACTGCAAACTCTATCTATGTGCCAGAACCTAAGATCGGTGCTACTGAGTTCTACCAAGGCTATTCGGATGGTTACTACGGTAACGCATACACTGGCTACGGTAAGAAGTACGCAGAAGGATACGACAAGGGTATCACTGCACAGCGTGATGGTACTCCTGAAATGTATCGTTACGAGTTCTTGAACGAAGGTGATTTTGAACTTGACGTTCTTTTTGAGGATGTCAGCGAAGCCGCACCAGTTGCACAAGAGTATGACAAATACGGCAATGCATTGAGCATGACTCCTAACGCAATTCGTAAGCGTAAGGCACGTGCGGCGAAAGCGGCGCAAGCACAGCGAATCGTAGGCGGTTCTTGGCCACAACCTAAAGTCTAATCTAGACTTACAATAAAAAGGGACTTCGGTCCCTTTTGTCATTTGACAAGAAATACAACATGACTTATAATGGAGATACGAAAAAGGAAACAAGTATGAAAAAAGGCGAAATGTTAGACAAAATGCTACACATTGTAGTGAACGGTCACCATGGTCAATTTGACAAAGGTGGCAATCCATACATCTTGCATCCACTCAAGGTCATGCACTACTTGAAGTCAGACGACGAAGAACTGATGTGCATGGCACTCGGTCATGATGTAATTGAAGACACAAGTGTTACTTACAAAGACTTACGTGATGCTGGCATCTCCGAGCGAGTAATCGAAGGTATTCGTGCCCTGACTAAACAACGTGGTCAGACATATGAAGAATACAAAGAAGGTGTATTTGCCAATGAGGATGCTATGCGAGTCAAGATGGCAGACTTGCGACACAATACGGACATTCGTCGCCTGAAGGGTGTGACTGAAAAAGACATTGCACGTATTGCAAAATACCAAACTTTTTACATGGAAATCAAATCCAAACTTGACAATTAATGGATTTGGCTGTATAATTGACCCATCAACAACCTAATTGGAGATTCAAATGAACATCGATATGTCTAAAACTCTGGCTGATCTGTCTCTGCAAATCTCTGATTTCATCGAGGTTGAATATGATGTTGTTAAACAAGTTGCCGCTGGCACTAACGGTCAATTCTTGGTAGATCGTACATCGATGCCAGTCAGTGAGTTTCTGGCTAAGTATTTTGCTGGTTACGAAGTGGCAAACACCATCGAAAAGATGGAAGCACATCGCAAGGCTGCCGCACCTGTTGCAAAGAAAGCAAAAGCAAAGGGCACCATCTTGGATCAGTACGGCAATTACATTGTTGCTATCTGGGAAAACGGCGATGAATTCTCTGCATCTTATCGCAAGACCACCCACATCGACGCACATTGGGATGTGCTGACTAAGCACGAAATCGAATATAAGAAAGACGGCCGTCGTTTCTCGGTAGTGCACCACACTAGTTCTCGCAAAGATGCAATTGCCAAGAAAAATGCATTGATTGAAGAAATGGTAGCACGTGGTCGCATCTACAAGGGCGAACTGTCAGTTTAAGGAAGTATTATGGAATTACATGGCCGTAGAGTAGTTAGCGTAGAAGTAGAAGATGTTGATTCACGTGATTATCCAGACTTTAGTGATGCATTTTTTAGCTATGCTGAGTTCGAAGATACAGGCGAACCACTAGACGAGGAAGACATGGATATCCTCAACGAGAAATATCCTGACATTATTAACGAAATGGCTTACGACAGTTTTCACTAAGGATTATCATGACTAGAACACGTACATACTACACAGTAGAAACAATGGCACTTAGAAAGTTCCCGCAATCAGCGGCTTATTGGACTGCTTGTGGCACCGGCCCTGGTGGTAATACTATCGAGGAAGCACGTGATCGTGTCAGGAAAGAAATGGACAGAATTGGAATAGAACACTTAACATCCAAGGTCAAATTCAGGATCACAAAAACTGTTGAAGTTGAGGAAGTTGCCGAAGAGGTAATGGGTAACGAAGCCTCATTTTTCATGCTAAAAGATTGACAATAAATCTGTAGTTTGATATACTACAGATAAATAAACAAGAGAAGCGATAGACGCAACTCAGACAATTCTTCTAAAGGAGCTTTAGAATGTCAAAAGTACTCACAGTCTTTGAAATCGAAGACGAAATTAAAAAACGTAAACAAGAGGTAGCTGACCTCGAAGCAAAACTTGAACTGGCTAAACTCGACACGCCAGAAGAACAACTTGCTAAATCCCTGCACGGAATGCTTTGCACATGGAATCACACAGACGGCTGTGGTTGGTTCTATGAATTCAAAGATAAAAAAGATGACTGGTCTGGTCATGCACACGGCGAGTATATGAAGAAAGCCCGCAATCTGATGCACATCTGTAACAAAGAAGGCATCACAGCAGACAAAGCACTTGAAATGTACAAACTTGTAAGGGGATATTAAAATGGCAAAAGATAATGCACCTATAGTCAAACCACCAATACTCAACCTCCCAGCAAGAATTCGACCATCAATTGGTCCATCCTTACGTAAGTATATTAAAGGAGCGTAAAATGGCAAAAGAATACGGAACACTTGTCCTTATTGGACGCTTTCAACCACTGCACAATGCACACCTTGAGATTATCAAACGTGCTACTGCATTGACTGACCAACTGGTTATTATCACTGGTTCAGCAAAACAACCACGTACTTATAAGAACCCGTTCACTAGTGATGAACGTGCCAGAATGATTCGAGCCGCAACTAGTGGCTTGAGCATGAAAATCTACGTGGAAGAAAACATCGACACTATTTACAACGACCAAGCATGGGCAGTGCGTGTGCAAGGTATCGTAAGTAAGTATCGCACTCTCGGTACTAAAACTGCGGTGATC